GTCTACACTCGCGCCGCTTGATTCCTCAAGCTCCTTTCTTTTTTTACCCGCCTTGTGCGGGTTTTTTTTTGAGAAAATTCCATGACCCCCATGTTTCGAATCGTGGCCGATGGCGCGGATGTAACGGCCAAGATCAATGATCGGTTGTTGTTGCTGCGCACCTCTGACAAACCCGGGATGGAGTCCGACGAGTTTGAGTTGCGCATTGATGACCGAGACGGCCAAGTGGTGCTGCCTCGGCGTGGCAGCTCGATCGAGATCTACCTGGGTTATGCCGAAACGTCTTTGGCGCGCCAGGGGCGTTACGCGGTGGACACGGTCGAGGTGTCGGGTCCACCGGACACGATCGTGATCAAGGGCAAGGCCAGCGACATGCGCGGCAGTGGCAAGACCATCCGGAGCGGCAGCTGGGAAGACGTGCCACTGTCGAAGATCGTGGCCGATATCGCCGCGCGCAATGGTTGGCAGCCGGTGTGTCCGGTGACGACGAAAGTCGCTCGGATCGACCAGCTCAACGAGTCGGATTTTAATTTCATCACGCGTCTGGCCAAACAGTACGACTGCACGGCCAAGGTGGCCGACGGCAAGCTGTTGGTGATGCCGCGTCAAGCGGGCCAGACGGCCAGCGGCAAGGCGTTCGGGGCGGTCACCCTGACGCGGAGCGACGTCAGTCGCTGGCAGTTCAGCCTGGGCGATCGCAACTCACACAAGGCTGTGGCGACCAAGCATCAAGATAAGAAGACCGGCAAGCTCGCCATCGTCTCAGTGGACAACGACGACGCCCCGGATGGCCTGCCGGCGGTGCATACCGATCGGCATATCTACCCGAACAAGACCGCCGCCGAGTCGGCCGCCAAGGCGCGTTTGGCGGCGTTCAATCGCTCGACCGCTGACGTGCGTTTCGAGATGCCCGGCCGGACCGACATCTTTGCCGAGCGAATCATCAACGCTCAAGGTTTCAAGGTCGGCCTTGATGGCGAGTACTTGGCGGATTCGGTCGAGCAGGTGTTCACCCAGTCTGGCTGGTCGACCACGGTCGAGTGCAATGCCGGCAAGCAGGGCAAGTCCAAAGGTAAAAAGAAGAAAGCCAAGCCGCCGCTCAAGGTGGTGAATGTCAACGCGCCATAGCGCATCCCATCACCGCCTGAGTGCGGTTTTTTTAATCAGGAGTGTGTATGTTCATTACGGAGCAACAGCTACAACGCATCATGCCCAACGCCCGCCGCCAAGCGGGCGTTTTTGTATCCGCTCTAAACGCGGCCATGGCGCATCGGCAAATCAATACGTCGAAACGTCAGGCGGCGTTCCTGGCTCAGGTCGGGCACGAGTCGGGCCAGCTGCAGTACGTCCGTGAGTTGGGTGGCGATCAGTACCTGAGCAAATACGATACCGGCACTCTGGCCGTGAAACTGGGCAATACCCCAGAAGTTGACGGCGATGGCCAGCGCTATCGCGGTCGTGGCCTGATTCAGGTGACCGGCCATAGCAATTACCTGCGCTGCAGCCTGGCGCTGTTCGGTGACGAACGTTTGCTGCGCTCCCCTGAGCTGCTCGAACTGCCGCAATGGGCCGCCGAGTCGGCGGCGTGGTTTTGGTGGGTGCGAGAGCTGAACGCCCTGGCGGATCGGGACGAGTTCGAGGCAATCACCCGCAAGATCAACGGTGGACTCAACGGCCTGCAAGATCGACTGCAGCTGTGGAAACGGGCGAGGGCCGTGTTATGCGTGTCGTCGACCTGATCCCCGCGTCGTACCGGCTGCTGGCCGTTGGTGTGCTACTAACCGCATTGATCGGCGGATCTGCCGCGTCGGCCTGGAAGGTTCAGGACTGGCGCTATGGCCAACAACTCGCCGAACTGGCCGGCCTGCACAAGGACGATCTGATCGCCATCAGCAACGCCGCCGCTGACCAGGTGCGCATGGCACAGGACAACCGCTTGGCCCTTGAGCAGCGGCTGTCGACCAGTGAACAAACCTACTACAAGGAACTCAGCGATGCTCAAACCAATCAGGCTCGCCTGCGTGATCGCCTTGCCACTGCTGATCTACGGCTGTCAGTCCTACTCGATGCCACCGATGCAGGCAGTGGCGCCACAGTGTCATCCGCCACCCCAACCGGCGGCGTGGTTCATGGTGGAACACGAGCCCAACTTGACCCTGCGCATGCTCAACGAATTATCGGCATCACCGATGCCGGCGACCAAGGACTGATCGCGCTGGCGGCCTGTCAGGTCTACGCCAAAGAAGTATCAACACCGAAGTGAAAAAGAGCGACCGGGGTGGATGCGTCAACATCCAACCCGGTCGCCGTCCCCGCAGATTGTCCCTGCAAGTCCAGCCAAGGCTCTTACTCCGTGCACGAAGCGCGGCGAGCCTAGCACCTGTTTATCCATACAGTAAAGGTCTTGCTCTTAATGTCCACACCCATCGTCCCTTGGATGGGCGGCAAACGCCGCCTGGCCGACCGCCTCATCCCGCTTTTTCCGCCTCACGAATGCTATGTCGAAGTCTTTGCCGGCGGTGCCGCTCTGTACTTCATGCGACCCCAGGCCGCGCCCGTCGAAGTCCTCAACGACATCAACGGCGACCTGGTCACGCTGTACCGCGTCGTGCAGAACCACTTGGAAGAATTCGTACGCCAATTCAAATGGGCGCTCAGCTCGCGCCAGGTGTTCGAGTGGCAGAAAATGACCCGCCCCGAAACCCTTACCGACATCCAGCGCGCCGCCCGATTCTTTTACCTGCAGCACCATGCCTTCGCTGGCAAGGTCACCGGGCAGACGTTCGGTACCGCCACCACCGGCCCGGCCATCAACCTGCTGCGGATCGAGGAAAACCTCTCGGCCGCCTGGCAGCGTCTGTCTGGTACCTACGTCGAAAATCTCCCCTGGCTTGAATGCGCCGAACGCTACGACCGTGCCCACACCTTCCACTATATGGACCCGCCTTACTGGCAGACCGCCGGCTACGGCGTCGATTTTCCGTTTGAGAATTACGAGCGGATGGCGGACTTCATGCGCCGTTGCAAAGGCAAGGTGATGGTCAGCATCAATGATCACCCGGACATTCGCCGAGTGTTCGAGGGCTTCCATTTCGAGACGCTGGACATTCGCTACTGCAACACCAACCAGCGGCAGGGCAAGGCCGAGGTCAGCGGCGAACTGGTAATTATGAACTGGGAACCGGCAGCTTTGGGCGGATTGTTCTGATCACCAAGGAGTGAATCCTGGACAATCGATACCCCATAACTGCAACAGCTTGGTGAGTCTGATTAGGAGCTCAATAGTTGTCATTAGCAGCATCAAGATATTCATTTTATTCTCGATAGAGTACGGCGCCGCTTAAGTGCGGCGTTTGGATTCTAGGGCAGGTAGATAATTTGGTGACAAGGTAAATCTAAATAAGTGCAGGCGTCAATGTTGTGGTGGGTTTTTTTAATGTTTCAGCGAAGGAGCATGTTTTGTGTTGTCCATAAATGTGGTCGTGATGGTCTGTAAGGCCCGTTCTGTAAGGCTTTATTGTGCTGCCGTTTGTGTGGGGAGGGGTTTGGAATACTGTTGTGCCGCTAAAGCGTTAAAGCGTTGAAGCATTAAAGCGTTAAAGCGTTAAAGCGTTGAAGCGTTGAAGCGTTGAAGCGTTGAAGCGTTGAAGCGTTGAAGCGTTGAAGCGTTGAAGCGTTGAAGCGTTGAAACATTAAAGCGTTAAAGCGCGTGTTAGATAGTTGCGCAGGTACAAAAGTACAAAAGTACGTAAGTGCGTAAGTACGTAAGTGCGTAAGTGCGTAAGTGCGTAAGTGCGGAGGTCGCGTGTGTGTGTAGCGTAGCGAAGTAGTGAAGTAGCGAAGTAGCGAAGTAGCAAGGTAGCCAAGATTCGCAAGCAATGAGTGCGCCTGCTTGCTCGAAGCCGTGGAACGCGTAGGTATCTCATGCGGTTGTGGAAGGGTCTCAGGGAAACTCAGACCTAAGCGAATTGGACCCTATGTCATGATAGCGATTCGCTGATTGGCTCTATCAGCGCCGGTCCATGATTTCGGACGTTACCCACGGCTCGGTCAACAATGAACCATTCAAAGGCCTCGGTCGGCTCACCTTGAAAAAGTACGATCTGCTCGGCGCGCTCCTTGGGCGTGGCCGCGTCCAGCCAGTCCCGGGCTAGTTCCGGCGATAACGTTACTGGCCGCCGGTCATGGATGTCCACCATACCGCCGGCGCTGTCGGCGGTGATGATCACGAAGCCGTCATCCTCGCCGGGCTCATGTTCGCCGATGGGGTACTGGCCAATCGCGGCACAAAGGATGGGTGTCCGGTCACGATGGCGAATGAGGTAGGGCTGTTTCTTCGGCCCGCCTTCGTAAACCCACTCAAACCAGTTGTCGATCGCGATGATGGCCCGGTGTGGCCAGATCGCTTTGAAGAATGGGCCATGGGCGACTTTCTCCACGCGAGCATTGATCGGCGCGGGGCGGTCCTTGGCCCAGTGTGGGCGCCAGCCCCAGCGAACCATGTCAGCGCGCAGGTATTCACCATCTCGATGAAAGAGGGCGAGCTGAGTGGTCGGCGCGGCGTTATAGCGCTCAAAAGGCTGGTCGCCGGCATTATTGATTAGGGCGTTGGGGATGCTGAGTGCCGCGACGAAGTCGTGAATGCCCCGATATTGGGAAAGGCGTCCGCACATGATTGCACCCTCCTGCTGTGTATTCAGAGTAGACCAGTGGCCGGCGGCGTCGTTACGAACCCTCGGCCAGCGCAGGCCGGGCAGTCTTCACACCGGTCAAAGCGATCGAGGCAGGACGGACAGGTGACGAACCTAGCCAGGTCGATAAGCGGTCGCACTCTTTCGAATGTGCGTAGATCGCGACCCTCCTGGGCGACTTGGGCTGCGTCCACCAATGCGCGGTAGAGGTCCGGATCTTCAATTGGCTCGTGGGTGACGCCCTCGACTGTTCTTCCAGTTTCTATGAGGTCGTACTGCTGGCCATCCGGCAGGGTCAAGGTAAGCCCGATGATTCTCGCCACAGCTCCGGACGGGTTGAACACTAGGTTTGCTCCAGTGGCATCGCGGTAAATCTTCCCGTCGTAGAAAGATCGCGCACCGTTGGCCAGCGTGCTTGTGGCATAGAAAATTGACTGTCCAATCTTGCCGAACAGCTCGGGGCTTCCGTGCCGCATGACGTCGTAGGTAGAGGCGCCGCAATAGCGGGCCGACGCGGTCTGCAATTCCTCCACGGCGTGCCAGTAGGCGGCGTTCGCCATCTCGTTCAGGTCGAACTGCTGGATTTCATCGATCAACCCCTCGGCCGCCAAAGTCTCGGTCATGGCGCGAAGAGTCTGGCGGTGGGCCTCTGGGTTCTGCATGCGAAAGTCGTGGTCGTCGAGGGTCGAGCGCCACTGCTGAAGTCTCAGCGCTTTAGCCTGGTCGAAATTCATTGGAACGGGTTCACTGTATAAATACTGATTATATATACAGTAATGTAGGCGTGACGATCCGGCGAGGGGGAGGCGACGAGCAGTCGCTTTACGTCAATCCGGAGTCGTCAGGACGCCGACGCCGTGGACCAGCCGCGCCTTTGGGACGCCAAGGCGTACCAAGAGCGGGCGCCCCCGGCCGACCGTTTCACGGATAGCGTGATGGTCAACCAGGGCTTTTAACACCTCCGATTGAATCGCCTCGCCAATCATCCCCCACCGCCGGCACGTCGCGCAGCAACTCGGCCAGCTCGCGCCATGGGTATTTGGTGAAGTCGCTGGCCAGACGGCACCCGTCGACGTGCCGGAACGGTTGATCGGCGTCCCGTGCGCACTGCCCGGCACTACAGCCGGCGCACATCACCGCGTTGCCGTCCAACACCCATTTGATGGACCAGGTATTCAAGCCGTCGTCCAACCGGTGCCGGGCCGCATTACGGTCACGGGCGCTCATGTTCACAGCTCCAGGACGGCGAAGCCGGCACGCCAGGTCTTCCAGCCGGCCATGACATACGCCTTGAGCTGGATCTGCTGGGCAAAAGGGAGGCTGTCGGCATCGTCCAAGCCGGCCAGGTACGCTTCTAGTTCGCCCAGTGCGACGGAG